ATAGACAATTATATGGCCAAAGCCGCGGCTGTTTGTGGTTCATTGTCTAATACTATAATAACTGCCGCAACATACAAGGGCACATGGAACGCTTTTACTAACACTCCCGCACTGACTGATGGTGTTGGCACCTTGGGAGATGCTTACGATACAACAGTTGATGGAACCAGCGGCGCCTTTCCTGCGTATGGTCAACAAGACTGGCGCATCTATAACGGAGCTATTTGGGTAAGAGTTGCTAAAACAACTTCAACACAATGGACCATAAAACCAGCTGGTGGCGGCCTAGCAGACAAAGAGGCAAGACAGATTGCCAAACTTGATTTGGCTGAAACAAATAGAGCCGCAGTGAACAACCCTAGGGCAACTTACAATATAACACAACTACCAACACAGTATGATGGCACCGCTATTATTGATAATAATAACGAGGGCGGACTAGTTCAAGGACGTCCTTGGGCGCCCTCACAGGTATATACGGGCTTGACTTTTACCTATGGCGAAGCCACAATAAGTTTTACACTAACCAGCGGAATTTTTACTAATGTTACTTGTCCATATGGTGCTGGCGGATATCCTTTTGGTCCAGGCGTTGACCCGGTAATTATAATGCCAGGAAATCAACTTATTGGTGGAACTACACCAGCCAATGACATATATTGGGAGTACACTGCTGTTAATGGTGTAATAACAGGATTTACTTATAGATCAGGAAATCCTCCTTAATTGGTATTGACGTAGTGCGAGTTCAATAAATATTCATATGTCGAATACCCCTACCTTAGTTAAAAATCCTTACGTTAAAACAAAGTTTAAGGATGAAACTGAATTAACTGACTTCATTAAGTGCTGTGACCCTGAAACAGGTTATCTATACTTTATGGATAACTTCTTTATGATTCAACATCCTACTAAGGGTAGTATGATATACCATCCGTGGGAATATCAAAAACGATTAATCGAAACATATCATAACTATCGTTATTCAATATCATTGATGCCTCGTCAATCAGGCAAGTCTACATCAGCGGCAGGATACTTACTATGGTATGCCATGTTCGTACCTGACTCAACAATTCTTATTGCCGCACACAAGTACACAGGCGCACAAGAAATTATGCAACGTATACGTTATGCATATGAAAACTGCCCCGATCATATCAAAGCAGGTGTTACCACATACAACAAAGGTTCATTAGACTTTGAGAACGGATCTCGTATTGTTTCAGCAACAACTACTGAAAATACTGGTCGTGGTATGTCTATCACACTATTATACCTAGATGAGTTTGCATTCGTTAGACCAAGTATTGCTAAAGAATTCTGGACAGCTATTACACCAACACTATCTACTGGTGGTAAAGCTATTATCACTAGCACACCAAACAGTGATGAGGATCAGTTTGCGTTCATTTGGAAAGGTGCTAACAAAACTGAAGATGCTTATGGTAACAAAACTGAAATAGGTGTAAACGGGTTCAGAGCGTACAGAGCATATTATACTGAGCAACCTGGTCGAGATGACCAGTGGGCAAATGAAATGAGAGCACAACTAGGCGATGATCGTTTCCGTCGAGAGATTGGTTGTGAGTTCATTATCGCTGACGAAACACTTATCAATCCTAGTACATTGATTGATATGGAAGGTATAGAACCAACGTTCCGTCAAGGACAGATTCGTTGGTACAAGGAACCTACAAAAGGTAATATATATGCAATTGGATTAGATCCAAGTTTAGGTACAGGTGGTGATCCTGCCGCTATTCAAATTTTTGAAGCCAACACTACAACACAAGTTGGTGAATGGAAACACAACAAAACTGATATTCCTACTCAAGTAAAATTATTGGTACAGATTGCCAAGTACATTGTTGAGTGTACAGGTGAACCAAACAACATCTATTACTCAGTGGAGACAAACTCAATCGGAGAAGCGGCATTAGTTTCTATTGCTGAATTTGGAGAGTCAAACATTCCCGGAACATTTATGGGTGAGAACGGTAAAAAGCGTAAGGGTTTCAATACAACTAACAAGAGCAAATTAGCAGCCTGCGCCAAGTTCAAAACATTAATAGAGTCTAAGAAAATGACTGTTAATAGTCATAGTCTTATTACTGAGTTAAAAAGTTTTATTGCAGCCGGCGGCAGTTTTCAAGCTAAGATTGGTGACACAGATGATTTGGTCATGGCCAGCTTATTAATAGTACGTATTTTACAGCAGTTAAGTGAATACCATTCTAATTTAGATTCATATATGCGTGACCACGAAGAATTTATAGCTCCGTTACCCTTCTTTGCGGTAATGGGTTAATCACAATATTGATAAATAGTTTATTATGTCAAAAAAACAAGAAGGCCTAAGGGCAGAATTACAAAAAGTACTTAGCAGGGGCGGCCGTGCTGTCATTAATAAGGGTAGTGACGGCAAAGCAGTTCCTGTACCTGAAGAAGCCGAAGTCTTTGAATTTGAATTTACCAAAGACGGAGAAACTTATGGTAAAGTATTTGTATCTATTGATGGATTGCATCAGTTGATTGTTTACTTTGATGACAAAGTTTCCGATAGTCCTAAAAATGGATCAACTGATAGCGAATCATGGGAACAATTAATTAAGACACTAAAGAGATTTGCTATGATGAAGCAACTTAGTTTTAAACTAGCTAACATAGATAATTTGGAAAACGATATGGCAAAAAGAGAACATACTAAACGTCAAGAAAAGATGTATGAAGGTTATCATGCTCAAGGTAAAAAAGCTAGCTATAGCGATAATGTACCTACAACAAAGATAATTATCAAGCACAAAAGAGAAATGCAAGAGGGTGAGCAACGTTTCCGCCAGATTGATAAAATCTTTATTGAAAACACAATTGGTGAAAGAATGTTAGCACCAACCGATAGACCTGGTCTAGCACGTGTGTTTGCAAGACATATCGCTGAGGGTGGCAAAGCTAATGATGAACGTTGGAATCATATTTCCGGTCTATGTGAAGAATACCAAAAGATGGCAGGCTTTGTTCGTGCTACACGTAATGGTCAATTCAATGAGTCTGCACAAAAATTAGTTACAGAAGGTATCAATCACTATCAAAAACTACGTGAGTGTTTGAGTAAAATGTCAGGGCAACGTGGATACAATAGTTACTTTGAAAGCTACACTCCTGCACTGATGGAAGATGAAGAAAGTGTTGACTTAAGCGAAATGTTTATGTCTAGTAGTTTAGACCCACGCATTGAGAGTGTAATGCCAATACTAAGCAAGTTGAGCAAGAACATCAATGAAACATCTGAGATGGCTGAAACAATTGCATTAGAAGAATGGGCGTCTGAGATTATTGGAGAAGCGCCTGCGCCAACTAAGACTAAACCTTCTAAGCAAGAAGTTGCAAAAAAGATGCATAGTATTCTAAGCAAAGGCAAATCAGAAGGCGTAGCAGAAGATTTAGACCCAGAGCAAAAATCTGCAGGACAGTTTAGTCCTAAAGATAAATTTGCTAGACCCGGAGATTTGGTTGGTGCTAATGAAAGCAAAATCAATGAAGGTGTTTTGGACGATGTAAGAAATAAAATGAAGTCTGGTTCTATGTTAGACCGAGTTCGTTCCGGTGCATATAAAAAGCCGGCTGCACCTGCTCCGGCACCAACACAGGCAGCACCAACGGCACCTGCAGTTTCAGCTCCTCCGGGCTATGATACAGAAACAGGTAAACCATTGCCACCTGAAGCTAGATTCGACCCGCACACTGGTAAGCCTCTTCCTGGTTCAGCCCCTGCACAAGCGGCACCCACAAGACCTACTGTAGATCGTCCTGGTATGACACCTCGTCCACCATTACCATCTGCTCAGGCAGCGGCAGCACCTCGTCCGGCTACTACAGCAACACCAATTGCTACGCAGCCAGCAATGGGTCCAACTGAGTTACCAAGTGATTGGAAATTTGGTATGGCTGTACCTAGCTCAGTGTGGAAACCGGGCGATGATCCTAACAAGAATCCAAACAACCCTATCATTGTGTCAATGGCTAAAATTAGAGATGCATTAGTTAAACAAGGTCGTGGCAATCCACAATCAATACAAGATAAAATTACTAGAGCACATAGGGGTCAAGAATTCGATCCAGCAGGCATGACTGGCTGGGTAGATGAAGGAAAAAGTTTATCTGAAGGTCAAAAAGACCTAGACGCTATCAAACGTTTATTGGGTAAATAAGTTCTCAATAACCTCACTTAAAAGGTGAGGTTAACCACATCCGGCATAAATACTATTGACATGAGAGAAAAGTATGTTATACTCTATCTTGTGTTAGTCGCTTCATGGTGAAGCGGCGACAATAAAACAGACTCCAAGTCAATGAAATAAGGAAATTTATTATGGCATCTTTAGCAGAAATTCGTGCTCGTATTGCGGCACAAGAAAACAAATCAAACAATACTGGGTCTACCCAGCAATCAGACAACTCAGTCTACCCTCACTGGAATATGGATGAAGGCACAACAGCTAGTCTACGTATCCTACCTGATGGTAACCAGAGCAATACGTTCTTCTGGGTTGAAAAACAAATCATCAAACTACCATTCAATGGCGTAAAAGGTCATCCTGAAATGAAGCAAGTAATTGTGCAGATTCCTTGTGTAGAAATGTACAATGATGGTTCAGTCTGCCCTATCCTAGCAGAAGTTCGTCCTTGGTATAAGGATGAAACATTGAAAGAAATGGCTAACAAATATTGGAAGAAACGTAGTTACTTGTTCCAGGGCTTTGTTCGTCAAAACCCAATCGGTGAAGACAAACAACCTGCAAATCCAATTCGTAGATTCGTTATCTCTCCACAAATCTTCACAGTTATCAAGTCTAGCTTGATGGATCCTGAAATGGAAGAATTGCCAACTGACTATATGCGTGGTCTTGATTTTAACATTAAGAAAACAAGTAAAGGTGGTTATGCTGACTACTCAACTTCAACATGGGCTCGTAAAGAATCCGCGTTGACAGAGGCTGAAGCGGCAGCAATTGAAAGTTTTGGTCTGCATAACTTATCTGACTTCTTGCCTAAGAAGCCCGGTGAAGCAGAACTCCGCGTTATGAAAGAAATGTTTGAAGCATCAGTTGATGGTCAACCTTTTGACAATGAACGTTGGGGGGCATACTATCGTCCATATGGATTAGAAGCACCTGCAGGAACAACAGCGGCACAACCAACAGCAGTACCAGTAGCGTCTGCACCCGCAACAGCGACCGTAGCAGAATCTGCACCATGGGAAGATGATGTTAATAAAGCAGAAGCATCATTTAGTGAACCAATCGTAGTTCCTAAAGCAACTCCTAGTACTGATAAAACACAAGACATTCTAGCAATGATCCGTGCTCGTCAAAACAAGCCTGCTTAATTGAAATAGAGAACGGGAAACTGTTCTCTCTATTAAGGAGAAATATATGACACTACCAGACGAACGCTACCGAGCTATCAAGCAAGGTAAAAAGTTATTGGAAGAATTATGTGACCCAGGTAAAACACCTAGAGTTCCTAGCATAGTTCGTGACCGAGCAAGGGGTGCGTTACGGCACTACCCCAACGATTGGGAATTAGATTCATTAGCGGAAAAATGTCCCGATCTGTTAGACAAACAACCGTTTAGTTTATATACTAACGGAACACATCGATAATTAGGAGATACAATGGCAAAACCATTTGATGTAAGTAAATTTAGAAAAGAGATTACTAAGTCTATTGAGGGACTTAGCATAGGATATAACGACCCAACTGACTGGGTCAGTACAGGAAATTATGGACTTAACTATCTTATTAGTGGTGATTTTAACAAAGGCGTGCCTCTTGGCAAAGTCACTGTATTCGCTGGAGAATCTGGTTCTGGCAAGTCTTTCATTTGTTCGGGCAACTTGGTACGCCATGCGCAACAACAAGGAATCTATGTAGTTTTAGTTGATACAGAGAACGCACTTGATGAAAAGTGGTTGCACGACTTAGGCGTAGATACTAGCGAAAGCAAATTGCTTAAACTAAACATGGCTATGATTGACGATGTAGCCAAAACTATCAGTGAGTTTATGAAATCATACAAAACATTACCCGATACGGATCGTCCTAAGGTATTGTTTATCATTGATTCATTGGGAATGTTGTTAACACCCACTGACGTTAATCAGTTTGAAGCAGGTGATATGAAAGGTGACATGGGTCGTAAGCCTAAAGCACTGACAGCACTGGTTCGTAATTGTGTTAACATGTTTGGTAGTCATAATGTAGGTTTAGTTGCTACTAATCACACATATGCTTCACAAGATATGTTTGATCCAGATGACAAAATTTCCGGTGGTCAAGGTTTTGTTTACGCAAGTTCAATCGTTGTTGCTATGAAAAAACTCAAACTCAAAGAGGATGAAGACGGCAACAAGATTTCTGATGTAATGGGCATTCGTGCCGCTTGCAAGATTATGAAAACTCGTTACGCTAAACCCTTTGAAAGTATTCAAGTTAAGATTCCTTATGAGTCAGGAATGAGTCCTTACTCTGGTTTGACTGATATGCTTGAGAAATCAGGTGCATTGAAAAAAGAAGGCAACAGTCTTGTATACACTACTAAAGATGGTGAGATTATCAAATCATTCCGTAAGGGTTGGGAAGCAAACAAAGATGGTTGTTTAGACAAAGTTATGTTAGAGTATACTGGTGCAACTAAAAGTACTGTAACAGCAGATACAGAAGCAGAGGTAGCAGAATGAGTTTAACTTTGGTTACAGAAGTATGGGAAGTATTGCGTGACCACGTTGATTTCAATGACCGAGGTGATGCTGCCGATTCTTTAGTAAATTTTTTGATGGATAACAATTATGAAGTTGAAGATATCAAAGAAGCATTCAAAGATAAAGACATTACTAAGGCTTTGAAGGGATATGCGGAACAACATTTCCAAGAAGAAGAATACGAAGACTACGAAGAAGACATCGATACTGATGAATGGGATTAAATGTCAAGCAATTGGTATACCCGTGTAAGCGCCGATCTTTCAAAAATACCTGACTTCTTATCATACTATGATGCAGAGTTAGCTTCTGCAAAAAATGATGTTAAGATATACGGTAATGTAGAGAAAAACATTTCTGCATTACCGGGTATTACAGAGCACCGCTTTAATCAACTACAAGAGATTGAAGCGGTCCTTCAATATCTTAATTTACAATTACGTAAGATCAGGCGTAAACATTTTCAAAAATACTTAGAAGCATACAATCGTGCATTGAGTGATAGAACTGCTGAAAAGTATGTTGAAGGCGAAGATGAAGTTATTGACATGGAAACAATCATTAATGAAGTAGCACTACTACGCAACAAATGGTTAGGCACCATGAAAGGTTTAGATTCAAAAAATTTCATGCTAGGTCACATTGTGCGTTTAAGAGCCGCAGGCATGGAAGACATAACAGTTAGTTAAGGATAATATTATGGCAACACTTAGCACCCGAAATCTCCCAATTCCACCGTTGACAATTAATCCCGGTAATGTTAATTACGGCAGTGTAACTCTTTCATCTAATAATGTTTTTAGTTTAGATTCATTTATGAGTGATAGAAATATGAATCCGGATGTGAAGAAATACGAAATATATGAAAGTCCAATTGATTTGTTGGCATTGAGTAGTGCTTGGAAAAGGTTGCGTGATGCAGGCACTGCCCAGGGACGAATAGGTAAACTTTTAGACAAGGACTTATTTGATTTATTGATTAGTGAAGACTATACACATGCTGAACGAATCCGTGATTACTATAGTAAAAAAATAGTAATGTGGAAACTTAAAGGTGAACGAATGTCTAACTATCGAAATGACTTAAGTGCATTTGTACATAGTGATGGTATGAAATTTAAAGAAGAAATGTTGGGACTGGCATATTACTTACCTGCGTTCTATGATTACGATATTCAATTAGATGAAGTTCGATTACAAGTTGAGCCAGCTGGTATTACAAAGAAACCTATGATTAATTCTAGCAGATTATTCATACCAATCAAACGTATTGCACAAAAAACTAAACGTATAAGTGTAGTACAATATTGGTTGAAAGATGCTAAGAATGACCACGCCGCAATGATTCAGATTGAAGCAAAAAATCAGTTAGAACATTTGTGGAATCATGTTTTCAATAATAATAATTTGATCGAAATTAACGGAAATTTCCATCTTAAACAACGTGATAATTTTGAATACTTGAGTATTACAAATTGGGAACTAACCCGAGGTTGACATTAAATGGATTTGGCTCTATAATAGAGTCTTATTCAGTCAAAAGGAGTTGTTCATGGGTTACAAAGTTGTTGCAGACAAGTATCAGATGGATGAAATGCGTACCAAATATGGTCCACGCAAGGGTCTAGAAGGACCGTTCAATTTCTCCGGACGAGTGTTGTATTATGACAACAAAGAAGGTGCCTACTACGATCCTACTACAGATTTTTACGTAGAATCGTCAGAAATGGCCATAATCCACTCTAGAATTGTTGACATTCTAAAGGCTTAAAATTTGACAATAAATGGGTATTGTGCTACAATACTTGTATTGAAACTGATAAAGAGGACTACGAAATGACTACAGAATTCAAATCTTGGGAAGAGTTGACAACTTTAGAGCAGTATGCCAGTATCTACTGGGATATGTATAAGGATGCGTTTGGCATTCGTCCTCGGGGTATTGATACTTCTGCTTGGACTGAAGCAGACTTCCTAGCTGAATTCAAAGAGTTGGGTGAGGTTATTGACCGTGAAGAAAAGGTCCGTGTTCAGGCACAAGAAAACGCAATTTTCTCTTTTGAGAAACGTATTAGTGACCTGATGTTTTCAGGTGCTAAGGACCGTGCAACAGCAATGCGCTGGATCCACGAAGCTGAGGACACTCAAGGTGACGATGAGTACCTCTGCTATACACTGGGCTTGCCCTATCAGTACTTTCGTAAGGCCGCTTAAGGCTTAAAATTTGACAATAAATGGGTATTGTGCTACAATACTTGTATTGACACTGAAACAAAGGAAATTAAATGTCTACTATTCGTATTAAGTCAGGTTCTTATCGTAAAATTGACGTTAAGAATGAAGTGTTCACTCTTGTTAAAGGATATCAAGTGGGTGTTAAAGGTGGTTTTGTGACAGTAAAAAATGACGGACAGTTCCCCGGTTGGGGAGATACTGTTAAGGTGAATGTTGACAAACAAGATTCTATTGAATTTTTGTCAGGCAAGCCCTCTACTCATGTTAAAGAAACTGTAACAGAGTCAGAAGTAGAGGCAATGGACCGTATTGCGACACGTTTTGCAGTACTTGATGAAATGTCTAAGGCATGTATCAGTGGTGATATTCGTGCTATGATTGTGACAGGTCCTGCAGGTATCGGTAAGTCACACGGTGTAAACTTGCAAATGGAAAAAGCAAGTATGTTTGACAGACTTGCAAGCAAAAAAGTTCGCTTTGAAGTTGTCAAAGGTGCTATGTCAGGTATCGGCTTGTTTGCTAAGTTGTACAAATTT